ATCTGTCCAGTCGCATGATTAACTTCAGAAAAAAATTTATCATATTCTTTGAAGTCTCGAAGATCCATTCCCAAAAACTCTTTTAAAAATCTACAGAACGAAGATGCATTCAACAAGTGACGAAGACATCGAGGTGCACACCAAACATGATCATCTCCGTAAATAATTATGGCTATAAAATGAGCTTGTAAACACTGCTTAATGTACGCAGAAGAACTAGGGTGAGACTGACGAATATGCTCTACATACATAAAAAAAATTAAGCCCATTATCCATGAATCTCCATGAGATGTTTCTTTCCCGCCCGAATACATAACTCCCATAATTAAACGCCAAAACGAACCCGGTTGAAGAGTGATTTTATTCGTGACATTATACAGCAAAACTAAATATAATCTTTTTAACAGCGTACGCTGAGATTTATTCATTTTAGTCCAATTATAATAACGCGCACCAGCTGCTAGGTACAAATAAAGTTGCCAGTCCGTTATATGCTTATCTAATGATTTAATGTCCCCATCCACCCAAAATATATCCGGATTATCATAATTAAGAGATTGTGCTAATTGATACCAACCCCCGTACCAGGGCGTCACTCCTATAGTAATCATGTCGCCTCGCTCAAACAACATTCGACGTTTATGCAACAAATCCGACAACAATGAAAGAGTCAAGGAAGGTATAAAAAACTCTCTCACTTTCGAAAATGCTTCTGGTATAGCTGACAGAGCCTTTTCAAACAAATACTTAAACTCTGGTTTCATTTTAGTTACATTATAAGGCTGAAAATCAAACTTCTTATTGTTAGCCAAATTCATAATGAGTGCATGCAATTCTTTAATAGCTGCATGAAGTAAGAAGACTTTTTTCCCTGCATTTTTAATCTTATACGTAATTCGTCCTATAACTGTAGTCAACGTATCAAAATCAGAAATCCCTCCTGATGTACCTAACTTAATGCTATTCATCATAGCAGCCACTGAATACTGAAATGGCAGTCGTCCTACATACTCATCAGTGTTCAAAGCAAACTCCAAATCTCCAAGAGCAGGAGCTATAAGCGGTCGTAAGACATTGAACTGCTTCCTATCACAAGCATCAAACGAAAACTCTCGAAGCAAAG